GTCTGCTGGGCCGGCTAACCGGCCCTCTGTTCCACCTTAACCCATCTAGCAGTTGCGAGATAGTAACGATGACCCTACGATATCGAGAGAAAGGAGGCTTTTCATCTGGTTCGGATGCGTATACCTACAACGGTACACGCTACAACCTATCAGATAAAATCTACCTACAAGTTGGGGAGCAAACAAAGACCACAGACGTGGTCACTCCCAAATTTCGCCAACGTGTTGAACGTGGTGAAATCATAAACAACCCTTTCGAATCGTGGAATGTCGCGAAATCTTCAACGTTAGTTGGCCAGGCCTTCACGTATGGCTCCAATTCATGGTCGTATGACCATGGTTACTGGGGCTGTCCGTCGGAGTACTGGCTGAAGTGGGGTGTGGACTTCGAGCAGCAAATGCTCGAGGCCCAGACAGAGGCGCGTGCTCGGGTAGCAAGTACCCGAACGCAGGGCGTTGTTGAGGCAGGTGAGGCCCGCGAAACGATGGAATTATTCCATCTTAAAACGTGGAACCTCATCGGTCATCTGCAGCGTGAGCGAGCTTACGCCACGAAACGTGGCTTGGGCAATCTCGTTGCTGCAGGTAGACTCTTCCGAGATAAGTGGTTACTATACCGTTATGGTATAGGCCCCTTTATCGGTAGCCTTGAGAATGTCCTTATTGGACCAGATATCCGTACCCGACGTGAAACCAGCCGCGGGGCTGGGTCTGTCGGTGGGTCCGAAATAGTGAAGACCGCCACTTACAGTGACGCCAACACTGACGAGACCTGGGTCGTCTCACGTACTTGGAGTGTGTCTACTCGTGCAGGTATCCTGTACCAGTATGACTCATTCCGAAATAAGTGGGGCTTCTCACCTAGCGAGTTGCCGTCGGCGGCATGGGAGTTACTCCCATGGTCGTTCGTCGTCGATTGGTTTGCGAATACGGGTGATTTCATCCGTGCTCTCACACCACAGCTAGGCATTACGGAGTTAGCTGCCTGGAATGGCTTCCACTCGGAGGTGCGCATTACTGGGACTAGAACGTCCAGTAGTGTTAAGTCTCCAAGGGTCATGACCAGGAGCCCTAGTGGCAGTTGTTTAACTGTCATCAAGGGCAATGTCCGAAGGAACAACTGTCCTGGACCGTCGCTGTACGTCAAACCTGACGCACTGGGAAGTATTGCTACTTCTCAGCGAATCGTCGATGCTTTCGCATTGGCCTCGCAGCTATTGTTCAGGTAATGGGAATTCCTCCGGTGTCTCAACATCATGTCGAAACTTAGGTGAAATGTGACCATTACGGTAAATACGAAGGCATATGCCTTCGACACCAACTTGACGCCCGATGCGGGTCGTATGACCGGCCCGGCGCAGACTGCTGCGGACAAGGATATCCTTGACCTTAAGCGGACTGCTCCGAAGCCGACATCCGACTTTGACGGCGTTTCACGTGCGAGCGCGAAGTTCGTACGCACGAAGACCCTTGCCTCTGGCAAGAAGGTCGAGCTGATCGCAGAGGCCAACTTTAGCATCCCCGTAGGGGTTGTTAAGGCCGACGTGGACAGCATTCGTGACGATCTTGGAGATCTTCTGATCTCCACGAACGGTGACGATCTCGTCTGGAAAGCAGACATCACGCAGTAAGGTTGGTAGGAAGATGTTCAATGTTCCTATCAATCGTTGGTCTATATTGGCTGTGCTCGCCCTCGCTGCCTATGTTGGCGGAGACCTTTGGTCTACCGTCCTTAGGACTATCGGGGTGCTGGCTATGCCGTATGTACCTGCCGCATGATCGATGCCAACCAGACGCCTCTGAATGCTTAGAGGCGTTACTCCCTAATGTTGACCTAACCGGGCCATGTGCCCTTGGAGACTATCATGTCCAATGCTATGAACCCTGTGTTCGCTCTGGAACTTCACCTTGAGTCAATGATTGTACAGACAGGCATTCGCGTCTTTGACGTAAAGTCATTGAACGCCGTGCTTGCCTTGTGTCATTCAAAGGCCTTCGGTCGAGTATCCAGGAAACGATTCGTGTTCAGAATTCACTCTGGGCATGAGCTGTGGGACGGCGACTCTGTATTTCCTCTTGTCCACGGTGGACTCGGGGGGATAGAAGGTCGTGTCTCACATTCGTTTGCATTGTTAAGTCAATACTACGCATCTCGTGAACACTTGACTATGCGGGGGCGTCATGATGAAAATCATGACGATGCCCGTACAGGCCGTTCTTTGATGCGTTAAGAGGAGACGAATCATGGCTAAGCCAACCGCAACGGTTAGACTTAGCGACCCGATGCGTATATACGCTGAGGTCGTTCGTCTTACTCTTACCCGCCTTGCAGCTCTGCAACCAGATTGCCCTGAGTGGAAGCGTGGACTAGGAATAGTCCGCGCCAAGCAGTGGGGTCGTCTGATAGAGCTGGCTGAGTCCCTCGAAATACAGCAGTACTCGAGCGTAGTAGATCACTACGTTAAGACTCAGTTTGTCGCACTAGTGAAGAAGTTCCCCTTTAGCGCCGATGAAGCCCCCGGGTTCAATCCCGAGGGTACCGCCTGGAAGAAATTCCAGGCGGCTGAACATCGTTGTATGAGGGTGAACCAACGATCAGCCGCCCTCCGCAATGGAGACGGCTTCGCGTATGCTGACTATTTCAGGCATATGCGAGGATGGATTGTCGGAGTCATCGGGGTTAAACCCGATTATCAGGCAATTTACGATCGGTGCGACTTCGGGCCGGGAGCCAGTGTGGGTGTAACGGGTGATCGCACAAACTTCGGGAGGAAACTCCTTGCAAGTAAGTGGACCGTTACGCATTCCGCGCTCTCGCTCGCTACACGTGCCTTGTGGCAACACGAGCAAATACGGCTCCTCATCCTTGGGGGGCCTATTGCTTGCCTCGACTACGAGCTTTTCGCTCGCAAAGTGGCAGACCGTGTAGAGTTGGTATCACACAATAACATTAGCTTTGTGCCAAAGACGTTCAAGACCAAACGGTCAATCGCGTCTGAGCCATTGCTCAATGGGTATCTACAAAAAGGGATTGATGTCTATTTGCGAGATCGTCTTAGGACGAGATCGGGGATAGATCTTAATCTTCGGGACCAGTCACTGAATAGTGAAATGGCCCGAATCGGTAGTCTAGGTGGGGATGATCCCTACGTAACTATCGACTTGTCGTCTGCCTCGGATTCACTTCCGATTAGCGTCGTCAAGCTCCTTTTGCCCACTGAGTGGTACGATTTGTTAAATCGTACTCGATCCCACCAATACGCATACCGTGGTACAAAACATACGTACCATAAGTTCGTGTCGATGGGGAATGGCTTCTGTTTTCCACTTCAAACGTTGATATTCGCTTCTGTAGCCTACGCTGTTGCGCAGGTACATGGCACCTCCTTAGATTTTAGGGTCTATGGAGATGATATCATCGTTCGACGTTCCGTGGCCTTGGTAGTGTTGGAAATCCTTCGCTACCTCGGCTTCCGGAGTAATCCTGATAAGACCTTTCTCTTTGGTCCTTTCAGGGAGTCGTGTGGAACAGACTGGTACTGCGGTCAGGACGTTCGTCCTGTGTACTTGGACTTTAAGTTCGAGCAGAGCTCGGACTTATATAAGTTCCATAACGCTACCCTACGCGGGGAGTTCCCCTATGGCCTCTTCACAGAGGTCAGGGAATTCCTACGTGAGGCTTGCCCCCCAGAAGTACGGTTTGTTAGGCCGTACCATGGGAATGCCGACTCTGCCTTTACGGTAGAGAAGGATGTGGCAATGCGTTCCCGCTTCGTATCGTGGGATCGCAACCGTTGGGCTTGGCGCTGGCGAGAGGTGAAGACCTCTTCCGTCCGCGACAAGCTTGACGGCCATGATCCCATGATCTGCAACGAAGTGGAGTACTTGGCAGTATTACGAGGCTCATCATCTCGTGTACCGCTAGCCGTTCGTCGTAAGACGAGGGCCTCAGTATGTGTAAAAACATACTGGGGTCTCCCGGGGGAAATCCCCTGGCGAG